ACATCAGGTGGTTCGGGTATTGCTATATTCAGGTATCAATCTGCTTCACAAAAAGGTTCTGGTGGTACAGTTACAAGTTCTGGCGGATATTACTATCACACCTTTACTGATAACGGAACATTCACAGCTTAATAGGAAATAATATGGCACATTGGGCAAAAGTAAATAACGGAATCGTAGAAGCAGTAGTTGTAGCTGAGGCTGATTATTTTGATACTTTCGTGGACACATCTCCTGGTACATGGATTCAAACAAGTTATAACACAGTTGCTGGTGTGCACACATTAGGTGGTACACCACTTCGTAAAAATTTTGCAGGTATTGGTTTTACATATGATAATCAACGTGATGCATTTATTCCACCGAAACCATATTCATCATGGATATTGAATGAAGATACCTGTCGATATGATCCACCAACACCAAGACCAACTGATGGATTATATTATTGGAATGAAGAAACACTTTCGTGGATTGTATCAACCACAGAAGAATAAATACTCCATATAACTATGGGTAAAATAAATGGCTATAACAACCACAAGAACAACATTCAAAGATTATTGTCTCCGTAGACTAGGCTTTCCTGTAATTGAAATTAATATTGATGATGACCAGGTGGAAGACAGGATAGATGACGCTCTGCTTTATTATCAAGACTATCACTTTGATGGTCTACAAAAAGTATATTATATTAAAGCAATCGACCAAACAGATATTAACAACAAATATCTCGATTTGACACAAGCGAAAGACAGAGCCAACAATGCTTTGGAAATTACTGGTGTCACTCGTATCTTTCCAGTTACCGATTCACAATCATCGGTTAATATGTTTGACCTCAGGTACCAACTCCGTCTGAATGAGTTGTATGACTTCACCTCTGCGTCCTACATCAATTACACTCTGACACAACAACACCTTCGTTCACTTGAGATTATGTTCTCTGGTGAAGTTCCAATTCGTTTTGTGCGTAATATGCAACGCCTCTACATTGATTGGGGTTGGGGTTACTCAGAAGCACCAGTCGGTACTCATGTGATTGCCGAATGTTATGCTATTGTGGATCCTACAATATACGGCAGAGTTTGGAATGACCGATGGTTAAAAGAATATGCTACCACATTAATTAAAATTCAATGGGGTTCTAATCTTAAAAAATTCGCAGGCATTCAATTACCAGGCGGTGTATCATTAAATGGTAATGTAATCTTTGATGAAGCCATGGATGAAAAGAAACGCTTAGAACAAGAAATGGAAAATAATTACGGTGGTCCGTTAGAAATTTTCATGAACTAATATGGCAACAAGCACATATTTTAATAACTATAACTCTAATGCAGAACAAAGAGTTGTAGAAGACCTTATCGTAGAATCCATAAAGATTATGGGTTTTGACGCATACTATTGCCCAATTTTTAATCCAGAAGATAGAGACATTCTATACGGTGAAGATCCAGTTAAGAAGTTTAGTTCGGCATTTCCAATTGAATTCTATCTTTCTTCTGCACTAGAGTATTCTGGTGAAAGAGAATTCTTTTCCAAGTTTGGCCTTGAGATTAAGAACAATGTAACAGTTATTGTTTCTAAGCGGTCGTTCTCTCAGCGTGTACCACAGAACATATTCACACGACCAAGAGAAGGTGATTTGATTTATGTACCATTCTTAAATGGTACAGGTGAATTGTTTGAAATTAAATTCACCAATCAAACAAAAGACTTCTTTACATTAGGTCGTAAGATTCCATTCTTCTATGAATTGGAACTTGAGAAATTCAAATACTCACAAGAAATTATGGACACTGGTATTGCAGACATTGATGATGCTGCCACACAATCTTCTTATACGATTGATTTGATTATGGGTGCAGGCAATGCTAATAATTACACACAAAAAGAAATCGTGTATCAGGCACCAGACCTCACACAGGCCAATGCAACAGCTGTGGCTATCGTGCAAAACTGGATAAAATCTTCTAATACACTAAGTGTTACAAATATTTCTGGTGAGTTCACAGGTAATTCAGTAATCATTGGTGCTTCAAGTAACGCAAGATTTACTTTGTCATCATACAATCCGTTAAAAGATTCCACTCGAAACGAAACATACGATAATATGTACATTGAAGACCAGGCAAATAACATTATTGATTTTGGTGAAATTAATCCGTTTGGAAAAATCTAATGTCAACACCACAATATAACCGTGTCATACGTAAATTAGTTGTTGGGTTTGGTAACCTATTCAATGAGATTTCTTTGGTCAGATATAATCCTGATTTATCTGAGGCTGAACGCTTTCTAATACCAATTGCTTATGCCACCAAAGAACGATATGTAATGCGTTTGGAAGATGATTACACATTAGACAAAAAAGTTCAAGTAGCATTACCAAGATTATCTTTTGAAATGACAGGTCTATCCTATGATTCAAGCCGAAAACAAAATACAAACATTAAAAACTTTGCGCAAACTTCAACTGGCGTTGTGGCTCAATACAATCCTGTACCTTACAATTTTGATTTCTCTTTATACCTGTATGTAAGAAACATTGAAGATGCCACACAGGTACTAGAACATATCATTCCATATTTCACACCAGATTATACAATCAAACTCAATTTGATTCCTGAAATGGGTATCGTCAAAGAGATACCAGTTATTTTAAATACAACTTCTCATGAAATTCTTTATGAAGGTGAAAGAGACCAAGAAACCAGAATGATTATCTGGACCTTAAATTTCACGGTCAAAGGTTTTATATTTGGCAAATCTTCTACAACTGGTATTATTAAAACTTCTATTACGAATATTTTAAATGATATTGGTGCTGATGATGTTGTAACATTTAATATGAGTGCTACAGGAGTTGGTTCATATCAGGCAGGAGAAACAGTCTACCAGGGTTATACTGCAGCAACGGCGGTAGCATCAGGTAAAGTTATTTCTTGGAATAATAACATATTACGATTGACAAATATAAATGGTAACTTTATTTCTTCACAACCAGTTTATGGTGTGAATAATAACGCAAGTTATAAATTTTTATCGTATCAAATTCAACCACAAAAATATGCTCAGATTATTTCTGTTACAAATCCAACAGATGCTAATGGTAATGTTTCTTATACATATACCAATGTGATACAAGAAACTCCAAACACAACATCTGTAATAACAAATACTAATTTCTCAGGTGATATGCAAGGTAATATTTTTGGTGCGGATGACATGTCAACTCAATTAGAAAACCCAATAGATTTAGGATCCTAAAATGTCAAGAACATTACAATTTAAAAGATATCCATCTTCAGTAGTTGCCAACACGACAGGTGCCAATGGTGAACTGATTATCAATACAACAAATTATAGTTTGACCATACATGATGGTACAACTCTTGGTGGCCATAGTGTGGCAGCTATAAGTACTGATACTTTTGCTAGGCCAACCGTCAATGCAGCATTTATACAAGCTAACTCAGCATTTATACAAGCCAACTCCGCTTTTGTTCAAGCAAATACACCAAGTAACGTAGCCAATTCAGCGGCCAGTTTTGCTAACGGTGCTTTTGGTGTTGCTAATACAGCAGCTTCTTTTGCTAATGGTGCTTTTGTTGTAGCCAATTCAGCGGCCAGTTTTGCTAACGGTGCTTTTGTTGTAGCCAATTCAGCGGCCAGTTTTGCTAACGGTGCTGTTGTTGTAGCCAATTCAGCGGCCAGTTTTGCTAACGGTGCCTTCGTACAGGCTAATGCAGCATTTGCGGCTGCCAATACTGGTGCACCGGATGCTTTTGCTAGGTCAACAGCCAATGCAGCGTTTATTCAAGCAAATACACCAAGTAGTATAGCTAATACAGCCGCAGCATTTGCCAACGGTGCCTTCTTGCAAGCCAATTCATCCGCTTCATTTGCCAATGGTGCCTTCCTGCAAGCCAATACAGCAGCCAATACAGGAACATCAGCTGGCGTTTTTGCTAATTCATCATTTATTGTAGCTAACTCAGCAGCCATTTTTGCTAATGGTGCTTTCATAGCAGCTAATACAGCAACCAATACAGGAACATCAGCTGGCGTTTTTGCTAATGGTGCTTTCTTACAGGCTAATA